CAGTTGTCCAACAAATACTGTTACAGTAGCAGTACCCCAGAAGATATAATACCATCTAGACTTCACTTGTGCTCTAAGTTTTTCTTTCTTAGATTTTTTCATTCCTTGATAAGTCATAATTTTACTTTAGTGCCTTTACCAGAAATAACCTCTCCTCTTATCATATAATTAAAGGCAAGAGATATTCTTTCATTGTCACAATTGTTAACTTTAACACTATGCTTCATAGTAGAAGGAAAGATAAGCATATCTCCATTCTGAGGAAGGAAAGCATATCGATCAACGTTAAATTCATTATACACCCTTATAGGTAAATCTAGCAAATTTCCAAACAATTTGTTATCTGGATGTATAAGAAACTCACCAGATTCTGGAGTTGTTGAAAGATACCAAACGCCACTTACTACAGAATTATAATGGGAATGTTGCTGACCCCAATCACCTTTCTTATGTAAATTAACCCAAGAAGTCACCAACTCAGGAATAATTTCCTCAGAGATACCACAATCATCATACAAATATTCTTTAACTTTCTGAGTAATATAGTTCTTTACAGATTGCATCTCAGGACATTCTAAAAAATTCTCATGAGTCATGTATCCATTCCCATGATACACAAACTCTTGAGACTTTACAAACTCTAATATCCTATACTGAACTGCAAAAGATGTTTGAAGAATTGGTGTACCAAATAATAAACGCAAATTATCCATCATGACAATTCCTTAATTTTATCTCTCCAATACTGACGATCCTCTTCAGAGATCCAAGGATTGTGTCTTTGAACCCAAGCATGTTTCAACCAATCTTCCTTAGACCAATCCTTTCTTGGTTCTTTAATGTAATCCTGTAGACTCACTTGAATTCACATTCAACCATAATCTCAGTCAAACATGCAAGGAGATTTATTTCTTGGTCCGCGACGAAGGCAATTTGGTACTGATACTTAGCAAGAATAAGAACAGCAGCAGGGATGGAAGAAGAAACCAAGGAATCTGAAAGAGAATCGTAAATCCTACGTAATAACACAGCAGGATCATTATCCAAGTTATTGACACACCATTTACGTACTTCCTTAAAGTCCTTTTCTTTGAGATTTTTAATGAGATCATTGACTTTTACATCACTAAAGTGAGCAAGTATACCACTATCTATCTTACCGCTAACAGAATATCTTTGACATTCATTTAGGACTCTTCTCCAGTCTGGGAAGTGTTTGTTTATGAGTTCCGCGAGAACTTTCTTATCAGTTTGAATCCGCTCTGTGTCCAAGATCCCATTAAGTCTGTTGAAAAATTGGGCAGCGATTTCTTGTTTCTGTTTTCCTTTGATGCCAAACTCGACCACAGCACACCTGGAGTGGAGCGGTTCGATGATTTTATTTTTATAATTGCAGGTAAAGATGAATCTACAATTTCTGGAGAATTCCTCAATCGATGCTCTAAGCAAGAGTTGGACATCAGGGGTTGTATTGTCTGCCTCGTCGATGATGATGACTTTGTGCTTTGCATCACTGGATAAGGATACGGTGGATGCAAAGTTCTTAGCGTTATTTCGGACGGTATCAAGGAATCGTCCTTCGTCGGATCCGTTGATAACATAAACATCTACTCCTAGCTCATTACATAATGCCTTTGCTACTGTTGTCTTTCCACATCCTGCAGGACCAGAAAGAAGTAAATTAGGCACTTCACCCTTATTTAGAAAGTCCCTAAAGGTTTTCTTTATATTCTCTGGGAGAATGCAATCTTCAATTGTCTTGGGTCGATACTTTTCAACCCAGAGAAATTCATCCCTCATAATTTCTCAACTTAACATAATAAGGTGCAAGAACATGAGTATTGAAATTTTTATCTACAATACCCCTTTCCAAATTCAACTCTTGGAGTAACCCCCAAGTCTTTCTTTCATCATCCCATTGCATTATATTTACATATTCTATACCATCATTCAACAATTGTACAGCAGCATCTTGTGCAGCAGTCCAATCATCAAATTCTTTACCTCCTACCTTGTATTGAGAACCCATATCAATCTAGTAACCATAAAAATAATAATAACATAGTAGGTCCACATAATGGTCATACCTACCTTATTATGAAGTGATCCCCTTCTATAGGAAGGATAGGATTGCTGATCCCATCCATCAATCATATACTCATTAGGGTCGATTTTCCTCATCCGAATGTAGAATCAGGTTCTAATGCTATGTAATAAGTTAAATCATAATTTTTGCTATTAAAACGAGAAAGAAGTTTTTGAGATACCACAACCTCATAAGTTCCAGGAAGAATCTTAATATTCTCTACCTTAAAGTTGAAAGAGAAAGTCGATTCTGTCTCTCCAACAGCAATATCAAAACTATTTGAAGTATCATTCTTCTTATCACGTACCAGAAGTTTTACTGCTCCATTCTCACCCACCACCGACAAATCAGGAAGTTGGTATATTGCTGCTGCCTTAAGTAACTTATCCAATTGATCTGTACTCAAGTCAAAAGTAACATCTTCACTAGGAAGATTAAGAGGTTTGTCTGGAGGGGTAACAATAACATTAGCTTCTGCAAAGAAGTACTTAGAACGCATCTTGCCTTCTTTCATTACCACATAAGAATCATTAGCAAAATCCAATTCTGGACTCTGATGGAGACCCATTCCATTTAAAAATTGATTAAGATCATAGATACCGAAATCTTTTGGTAATTCCTCATCAATCGTTGCTTCTGCAAGAATATTCTTCATCACACTAATTGTGCGGAGTTTATTTCCCTGCTTAAAAAGAATAGATTGATTAATAGTTGAAAAGTTTTTAAGTAATGAAAGAGTGTTATCAGAAAGTTTCATAACGAGTGTTAGTGTAATCAGGTTCTTGAGTGTTGCCGCTGAAATAATAAAGGAGTAAACAGTAATGCATTGCCTTTAGTATATCATTCTTTGCCGATCCCTTCTTATCATAACGACTCAAATACTTAAGTGCATTAGAGCGGCAAAATGATTCAGCATCTCCTACAGAATGAATAAGGTCAAGAGTTTGAACATCAGAATTCTCATTAGTATAATGTCCCTGATAAGTTGAAGAAACATAATCCTTCAAATCTCTAATACCTTTATCCTCTTGATATTTCTGATTAGATGATCCCTTTAAGTCTGGTTTGGGTTTTTCTATTGATTCTGTAGCAGGGAAATGAAACTTGTAGACATCATCTACCGCATAATAGTTAGGATGATCATACTGTGTACCAGCGATTCCACTAAAAGAAATATGATCATCTCCCATTCCACCCCTTACATGTGATCCTCCAAAATCAATAGTATCTGGTGAAGCAGAACCAAAGATAGGATATCCTATATTAATAGTATCTGCTGCACCTACACCATCACTTGTAAAGGTAATAGTATCACTACTACCACCTCCCACAATCGTTACATCATCATTTTTATTCATAATAGGATAATCCTCATCCATAGTACCATTAATTTCTGACCAAAGTAAACTCCATGCATTAACCATTATATGCCTCCTCCTCTGCTTTGTCAAATTCGAAGTCAGCATCTACCTTGTCATATAATTCAAGGAATGCTTGTTTTGTTTCATCATCAAAACGATTTACACATACCTGTATCGCTTTTGCCTTATTCTTAAAGATAGAATATGCACGTAAGATATGTACCAATCTACGAGTACTGATAATCTCTTCAATACCACCATCATAGAAAGTCTTACGGATGATATCACCCCAATCCACAAGTCTCTTACAGAAATCAGTATCAGTTACTCCTAAAGTAGAAGCAACTCTACCTAAAATCTTAGTCTCAACTTTAGGAGAAGGATAATCCTGCTCAAAGGTTACAGGGAATCTCTCAAGGAATGCTTCATTTAATACATTAGTACCAATGAACCTACCGTCGTCAGATCCTTTACCCTTTGTATTTGCAGTTGCAACAACATTAAATCCAGAAGCAGGGTGAACAAACCTACCAATCTTCTTAAGAAATATACCTTTACCTTCAAGAATAGGTTGTAAACAAAGGATCTTATTAGATGCTAAATCTATCTCATCTAAAAGGAGGACAGCTCCCCTTTCCAGTGCTTCGATAACTGGTCCATTATGCCATACAGTGTTACCATCAATAAGGCGAAACCCACCAATAAGGTCATCTTCGTCGGTTTCGATTGTGATGTTGACACGAATCAGTTCTCGCTTGAGTTGAGCACAAGCTTGTTCGACTCCAAAGGTTTTTCCATTCCCAGAAAGACCCGTGATAAACGTAGGATAGAACATATGGGTTTTGAGAATGGTCTTAATATCGCTAAAAGGACCAAAGCTGACGAAGGTATCATCTTTTTCTGGAATAAGGTTCTGTTCTAATTTAGGCTCAACAGCAGGTGCATTAAAAGAATTCTCAATATTTTCTACTACTTTTGATGTAACTTGTAAATTCCATTTACCACGACCAACTTTAAATCTTTCTATCTTCTTAGTTACTGTCTGATAAGCAATATCATTCATTGCACAGAACCCCTTCACATCAGCAGCAGTGAATTCAGTCCCATAGTTTGCTTTCAGACCTTGAATGATTTCTTCCTCAGTCATTTTGATTGCAAAAGGCATAATGTATCTGTTTCGATACTCTTATTATAGTACTATATAAATCCATATTATAAATCCATAGACACTTTATCAAGTGGCATACCAAAATGAAATTAAAGTGAGTCTAGATTCTGAAAGTATAGTACCAAAAAAATCCTGTGCTCTATGATAAAGACAAGAATCAAAAACAATAGTTCTATTAAACCTATTAGCAATAATACAAGTTTCGTCAAAAATTGAATTATAACTTTTTACCTTTTTCTCAAAGAAAAATCTCTGTATAGGATTTCTCTCAGAACTATAAAAGCGTCTTTTAACAGGTTCAAATGCATCACTTTTAAAAAGTTGATATGCAACTGGAACCTCCTCAATATTTTTAGTACGATACTGCACATCAGGATACATCCCGATAAGTTCTGTTCCAGAATTAGGATGAGGTTGAGGAGTTAAAAATGTTATACATGTATAACGAGCAGGATAATCATTATGAAATGAACCACATACCCAAGAATAATCAATAGATTGAAAATAAGATTCCTTTACTACACATTTCTCCTTTAAATAAGGACTAATTGCATTAATATACCTATCTTTAAAACTATTATCAATATTTGTATTATCTAGTAAAGGACTTCGAACACCAGGCCAAGTAAAATCTCCAGATTTTCCACCCGTAGGACATTTACAACAATGCTCCTTAAGAGATTTTAAACCTTTATTTCTGACTTCATAAGGATTAGTAAAAAAATCATCAATTACTTGAAATGCTATTGCACTATTCCCCCTATCTTGACGGAAATTATTAACTTCTTTTATCGGCATGTTCCATCTCCTGCTTGATTCTGTAATGGTCCACCTGGTCCAAACGCTTCCGGAGAATTATATTTCTTAATACTCTCCTCCCATTCATGTAAGGATGATTGACAATCAGGTGGTTCAGGATCCTTATATCCTTTCATCTTCTTCCACTTATTATGCAATGCACCCATCATCCATGATTGAGCAAGACTCTTAGGTCCATTCTCAAGCAAATCCAACTCATACCGGTTAGAGGTATAACCCTTATACTCTTCTCTCCAATTAGAATCATCGTAAGGTTTATTGTCCATGATACTCAAATTCCATTGCCCATGTATATCTATCTAACCCAAAAGGAAATTTGGGTGCAGTATGCATTAAATCACCAGGAAATAATAATAAACTATTTTGGGGCACTCTTATAAATTTAGATTCAAATAAAGTTCCATTATTCAAAAATGGAAATGTTTTCATATAATATACACCAGTCCAACTACAAGGATGATTATGCCAATGTTCTTTAACCTTTCCATTAGTCCAATTAACCCAAGATTTATATATCTTTAAATTTAATCCAACATCTTCTTTAATTCTAATTAATAAAATTTTATGAATATCAACAAAATCTAGATGCAAATGTAAAGTAGGATGGGTTTGTTTCCCTGGATATGATCTATCACTATAACCAAATTTCTCACCAGAAACAAGAAGGGGTTGTATATTCTTTATAAACAAATTTCTTTCTTCTTCTGTAAAGATATCAGAAATTACGCTAATATCATTCATACCCTTTGCGTTTCTTCCAATCACTATACATTCCCCCAAATACCATCCCTTCATGAGATTTGAGTTCAGCACCATCCAGAATTTCAATCTGTCTCTTAGTAAGACGACCACTCATCATCTCTTTATACTCTGTGGGAAAATTAGTAATTTCCTTTATCCATTCTGCTGTCATGATTATACCACCAATTCTATAAATTCGCCAAGGACTTTCTTATTTAATTTTTTAGTCTTAAGGGATTTAACAAATGCTCTTTTTATTTGAGCTTTTGTTGCATCCTCATCAACATCAAACTCTGCATCTTCAGCAAGACTATTAGCAGACATTGCAAAGTAAGCATCATAACCAGAATCCAAAACTGTAAAAGTCTTAGTCCTTCTCCACTGTTCTGCCATTCTATCATATTCCTTATAATTATACAATCTCATAAATGATTTTGCATCACGATTATTAAGAACCCTAATCCCAATAAGATTAATAGAAGGAAATCTGTCCTTTAAATTAATAAGAAGCATATCAGTAAAATCATGATATCCATAACCTACTTTATAAGTCTTACCTAACTTACGATCTCTTAAAAATGTACGGTCTGGATGACAATTACGCATTCCAAGATAAGATTCATCTTCCCAATGACGCTTAACACTTACACGATAAGGAAGTTGATGTGCTTCACCATCAGTCAATACAACACACTGAACTTTCTCTACACCAGTATCTTTTTGAAATTTTGGAAGAAGTTGATGAAGAGAAATTATTGTTTCATTAAGAGGAGTTCCTGAAAGAACTAAACGTTGGGGATAGGTATACATCGATGCCACTCTAAAACATTGAGCAATACGCCAAATGTTTATCATTTGATGCTCTAATGTTTTAACATTTACTTTACTGCTAAACAAATTCATCAAATTAAATTCTTCCTGGACATGCAATAAACCTTCTTTTCCTTCATAACGAGGAGATAACCCCACAGGACCCTCATATCTACTACCATTCCATTCACATGTAAATGCATAGACCTCAAAAGGAATCTGCACTTTCTTACAGAACCACATCAAATTATAAAGTTGCTTAAGAGTATCCTGGAGAAGATATTGCATAGAACCTGACCAATCTAAAATAAAGACTAGTCCATGGTTTTTCCCGTCAGGAAGGACAGTAACTCTCTTAAATAAGTCTTCATTGAATCGATATGTCTGAAGCTTCGTTGTATCGAGAATCCCAGTGCGACTTGTAGCACTACGAG